TAAAATAAACTGTAGTGTTTTCCGGCTCATAAGTAGTTTCATTTCCAAGTGGTCCTATCCAAAGTAGTCCTTGTCCATTTGGAACAAATGGCACTACTACTGGACTTCCTGCCTCTGGCAATAAGTTAAGTCCTTGAACTGGAGTAGTTAGTGAGGTTAAGCTTACCCATCCTCTACCTTCTAGGTATCCAATAAAATCTTCTCCAAACTGAGGCTGTTGATTCTGTACCCCAGTATATACAACTTCACCTGGAACTCCAATTGCGGGCCAGTCGTTGAAATCTGTAAATCTATGTCGTTTTGATTCTGAAACTACTACTAGTAGTTCCTGTCCCTCTGCTTTACCTTGAGCATTTATAGTAAACGTTGGAATTCCATCTAACTTTAAAGATAGCGTATCTGAGATATCTACCTGAGTAAATGATCCACTATATGCAGTTAACGAATTAGTATCCTCGTTGTAACTAACATTTTTCAAGAATTGTAGAACCGCGTCCGATAAACTTGAAAAATTTAGGTTAGTAACATCTACTATTGAAGTTAAGCTAGAATTACTTAATTTTCTGATTCCTTCTAAATTACTATATATTGACATCTAGTTATCCTATATTTTATTTTATTTATTAAAGATTACATCGATAAGAACAAGAGTATATTAACTATTATTCAATACGATAGTATCTGTATCTACTGACGCTGACAATTTAAAACTGCCTTTGCTTACTAGACAATTTTTAAGTTCGCCATCTATCATATCTTTAGGTCCATTTGCTAGGTAACTATTGCTTATTTCATTTCCTCCTCCATGATACTTACATTCCACAACCTTCGAATTATTAATGTAATTATTTGCAATAATATCACAGTTTTCTAATTTAGAGTTTTTAATCGTGCACTCACTAAACAGACAGTTACTCGCATCTGCTTCAATAATGCAGTTATAGAATTCAAAATTCTCAATTATTACGTTTTTATCTATTTTAGCATCCTTAACTTGAATAACCTTTCGTTCATCATCATAATTAATACTTGCCTCGGTAACTCCGCCGAATACTAAAAGTTCGAAAATCTTTTCTCTAAATTGATGGTAATTTGCCTCAACTAAATATGCACTAGGACTTAATCCGTAATACAGGTTTATTTTAGGATAATTAGCCTTAAGATCCCACGGGTTCTTAGTTGATTTTACTGTATTTTTATATTCGTCAACTATTTTCTCTATTTTTCTTCTTTCATCTTTTCCGTATTTGTAATTGGTTGATAATGTTTCATATAATCGACTAATTACCGTATTAATAGTATTAGATGCTTCATTTTTTCTTTTTTGATAGTCCTTTCCTCCAATATAGCTAATTGTAAGAAATCCTTCATTTAAGTTGGAAAAATCATGTCCAAAGAAATCTGAATGTGGAAAATTAAACCTATGTGGATCCATTCTTTCAACTAGTGAGGATGACATTATAGTATTATATGGATCCTTGGCATGAACCTGAAAATATTGATTCCTATTAATCTTGTGACGTTCCGTTGAATCGGTATTCCAATCCTCTAGTATACTTTCCTCGTTTAACCCAACTAAATACTTAAATTTGTTAAGTTTAGAAATATGCACCCCTGAGTCAATATGTCTCTCATCTATAGATATATTAACCTTTACTTCGCAGCGATCGTCAGTGTGTCCGAAGTGATCTACGATGTTCATTGTCTTCAACATCGTATGCATTGCTTCTTGATAGGGCTGAAATCCAGTTTCAAATATAAAAGTCTTTGTGTTTGCGCTAAATTTGTTTGAAAGCTTGAATATATCCTTTGTCGCAGTAAAACTCTCGTCTATTCCTTTAAACCAATTTACTTTCTTACCTAAATTTTTAGAAAGTTTTGATGCAAGGTCTCTCCGTCTAACTGGGGATTTAAACTCAAATGAAAACGATATTATAGAATTTTCATATATTTTACTTTTATCTAACTCTTTGTACATAGGGACACACCATATTTATATTTATTTATTTAGAATAATATTGGTTAAATAGGTATACACAAATCGAAACCAATAATTTCCGGTATAAATAATAAAAATAGATATTAATTACAATGCCAACCAATACTCAATTAGGAAACTATAATATATTAAAGACACTTAGAGCAACAGTTGAAGACATACTACTAGATACAATACAGTATCTGTCAGGTAGATTCAATCAGAGCAAATCTGTATTCACAGCGGCATCCCCGTTTGGTCAAATAATAATAGTTGTTGAAAACCTAACTCAGCTAGTGTTTTATTATATAGAAGATGCAATTACCGAATTAAATATAAACGAAGCGACTAGATTAACTTCTATATATTCACTAGCATCACTATCAGGTCACAGTCCAAGTCGGGCGACATCTGCAATAGGTGAAATATCACTACGTATTAATACTGATGCAGAAGAATTTCCAGCAGATTATGTTATACTTCCTAATTTAACTAAGCTAACATGTGAAAACAATGGACTTACTTATGTTCTAGATCTACCTCAAGATGAGATTAAGTTTTCACTAAATGGAAACGACGACGGCATTAAATTAAATGTAAGACAGGGAATTCTAGAAACACAGGCAGTATCAGCAAAAGGAGTCCCTCTTGAAAGTTTTTCTATAGGAAGCCCTCAGAACTTCTTCGTAGATAATTTCTTTGTGAATGTATATGTTAATGGAGAAAAATGGAAGAAATACGAATCAATGTTGGATATTCCTAGAAAGGGAAAAGGATATATTTCAAAAACAGGAATAACTAATGGATTAGATATATATTTTGGAAATAATTCAATGGGATTAATTCCTAACTCAGGGGCCGAAATAGTAGTAGAGTACCTAGTAACTGAAGGTCCTCGTGGAAATATTAGAACAAATGATCCATCTAGTATTAAATATACGTTTAACGATACAGGATTTACTATTTTAGGAGATGAAGTTGAACTAAATGACTATGTTATAGTTAACACATCTCAGCCTCCATATTTTGGAGCTAATCCTGAAAGTTCAGAGTTAACTAGGTTAATTGCTCCCAATCAATCTAAGAGTTTTGCTCTAGTTAATCCAAGTCATTATGAAATAACACTAAGAAAACTCAATATGTTTTCAATGATATCAGTTTATCTAGACGAACTTGACAGCAGAATGCTAAATCTATTTCTAGTTCCAGACATTAGAAAAACATTCAGCAATTCTCAAGAATATTATTCCGCGGATTTAGACAGATTCAAATTAAGTGAATACCAAAAATCTGAACTCTTAAAGTACTTAGAAAAATCTGGAACTAAATTAATAGGATCTGATATTAAACTAGTTGATCCTATTATTACTAGATACGTAGTTAATCTATCTATAATAGCGTTTGATGATGTTCCAACTGAACTAATTAAGAGCGACATATACTCAAACCTTGGAGATTATTTTGTTAAGAATACTCGTAGAAAAAGAATTCCAAAAAGTGATTTGATTAAGATTTTAGAGGAAATAAACGGAGTTGATTCAGTAGCGGTTACTATTATTTCTGAAAAAAACGAAAACGCTAAAATATTAGATTCAAATGCTGAACTGGTAGGATTAGATGAATTTAACGATATAATAATTAAGGGAAAAGATCTTCCACTAGTAAGAGGAGGATTCAGTGACCGATACGGAAATAATTATAAAGAAGGAATTCCAGAGGACTCCCTAGGCGCAATTAATATAAAGATAAGTGACATAGTAGCTAGGCCACTATAAAATAAATAATTAAAGATGGTAAAAGATAGTATATATAGACCTATTTATGAGAGAAGGGAAAAAAGGTTACATCGTGGATATGATTACAAGGATAATATCATGAAGAATACTCTATCTAATCAAATGTTTGGAGTAAACTCAGATTTAGATAAATTCATAAAAAGTATTAATGATGTAGTTTATAATTGGGTTGAATCCGTGAAACAAATTAAAATATTCGCGAACCCGGCACTTGATAAGTATGAAAATAAAATTAATTAAATGTCAAACGGTAAAATTAGAAACGAAAATAGAAAACATCTCAAGAATGAGATTGAATCTCTATTAAGTACAATTAGTTCTCAACCAAACGAAGATCTTCTTATTGATAATGAATTAGCCATGGAAACCAGGGCACCTAGTCCATATGATTTCG